CGTCGTCGTTGTTCACGAGCGAGTACGGCTTCTGCTGGTACTCGCCAGTGATGATGTAGACGTCGTCCGGGATCTGACCCAGCATGATGGCCTTGCCCTGCGGGTTCTCAGCAAACACCACCGGGCGGCCGTTGACCTGCACGTTGAAGCGGTAGGTGTTGCGGAAGACGTAGTACTCCCACTCGACGAGCCACTGCTCGTCCTGAATCCCGATGCTCTTCTTCTGAGCGCGGAACGTGTCCTTGTACCAGTAGCGCATGTCGGTCATGGCGCTGCCGGTCAGTGTGTTGGTGATCGCGCTGGGCAGATAGTCACCGGTGCCGGCGACCGTCTCCCACGCGAACTTCTGGCGCATCCAGTTCCAAGTGTTGTGCAGACCTTGGATCTCGAGCCACGCTGTGTTGGTCCAGCTCACCAGCCGCTGCGACTGGCCTGTTTGGCCAAGCACAGACGCGGGGCCAGTGCCGGAAGCACCGACCTCAGAGCGAAGCTGTTGGACGAGCTGGAGGTAGTTCATGGCTTAGACCGGGTTGGACAGCATCTTGCGCAGCCAAGGCGCGCCATGCTTGGGGTTGGGGTCGTGCGTCACGCTGAATGGGTACACCAGCGACAGCACGTTTTCCTCTTGGAAACCCATGGAGCCGTCGGGATTGACGATCTTCTTCTGGCGCACACGCGACTGCTTGGCCTGAGCCAGCACAGCAACGTGATAGCGGCGGCAGCGCTGCGGCTCACCGTTGCGCATCAGCAGCTTGTAGTCGCCGTTGACGTTGACCTCGGCGAACTGCGGCTCGTGCTCGTTGCCGGGCTCCATCAGGATGACTTCCATCTCGTCGCGCATGAAGGCTTCTTCGTCGAGTTGGTCCGTGCGGATCACGCGATCGGTGTCGATCTCGTGGCCACCGGGCGCAGCAGCCTGCGCGGCGGGCGTCACCTGATTCTCGATCTTCACGTCGTCGGAAGACAGAGTGCGTTGGCGCTCGTAAGAGTTGATCTTGCTCATGGGTATGGTCTCCGGTTAAACAGGGGCGGGGCCGCCCGAAGGCGACCCCTTGCCGACTTAGGCAGTCAGCGGGTTGGCAGGCACGTCCATCAGGTCGTAGAAGGTGTCGGTCACGCCAGAGGCGGACAGATCCGTCGAACCCGGGGTGAAGGCAGTGCCAGCGGTCAGAGCGATGCGCAGGGCACCGATCGGGCACACGCCGGGGGCGGGGTCAGGGAACTGCAGACCAACGCGGCCAGCGGCCAGCTCAGCGCTGTCCACGATCGGGCCCGGGACGATGCTGACAGCGCCAGCAGCGTTCAGGCAGATCAGGTACAGACGGGTCGAGCCGTTCACGCCACCCGTGAAGCCGCCGTTGACGGCTTGCACGCCACCGGCAGCAGCTTGGTACACCGAGGGACCGGCGTAGCTGATGGCGATGTCATCGGTGGCAGCCTTCGAGTAGAAGCGGCCGTCGATGGTGTAGGTGATGTTGTTGACGGTCTTGATGGTGTTGGCAGCAGTGCCTTCAGCCAGACCGGCGGCGGCCAAGCACAGGGTGGCGCCGAAGTTCATGGAAAGATTGTCAGACATGATTTATTCCTCTGAGAAAAGGGGTTGCGAAAGATGGGGGCCGAAGCCCCCATTCATCACAGAGCGGAGCAGGCGGCCTCGACGCGGACCATCCAGTTCTCGTTCAGGCGCACAGCGTTCTTGTAGAAGTTGGCGCCGACGTAACCGAACTGGCCCATCGGGTTGGCGTGAGTGATCTGCTTTGCGGGCAGGTAGATCGGCTGGATGGCGTTCATGCCCTTCAGTGCAACCTGACCCCAAGCCTCTTGTGCCACCACCATGATGGGGTACACGTCAGCAGTGGTGCCGCTGGTGCCGCCGTTGGACAGGAAGGCGCCGGCCGTGATCGTGCCGCCTGCAGCGAGGAACGGCTTGAAGTACGGGCTGGTGATGATGCGGAAGCGCTCCACAGCACCGATCTCGCGCTCATGCACGGGCTTCATCGAGCCGTACTTGGCGACAGGCGTGAACACGATGTTGCCGCCCACAGCCAAGTTACGGAAGTCAGCTTCCATGTCGGTGTGGATGAACACCAGATAGGCCGGTTCGACAGCGCTGGTGCCGAAGTTGACAGAGGCTGCCAGCTTCTCGGTCACCAGTTGAGCGTGAGCAGCCTCGAGCTGACGGGCAGCCTGACGCAGCTTGTTCACGGTGATGGTGGTGTTCACAGCGTTGCGAGCGGAGCCGTTGGCGTACACCACGTTGGTGCCGCCGCGGACCACGCCGTAGCTGATCAGCTCTTCGATCGAGGCCATGTGCTCGCCGACCAGCTTGACCATGTCGCCGGGGATGTCGTCCTCGTACATGGCTTCGGCTTTGCTCGACAGCTTCATCAGCACGCCGTACTGCTGCAGGGTCACCTGCACGTCCTGATAAGCAATCGTGCGCGAACCGGGGGTCACGCCTTCTTGCAGCAGGTAGTTGCTGGCGGTGATGTTGGGAGCGCCGTTGGAGCCAGCGTCGATGGGCAGAGCGCGACGGAACACCACGGTGTCAGTCTTGTTCTGCGGCACTTGCTTCTGGGTACCGAAGGTGCTCAGGACTTTGATGGGCATGGCGTGCTTGAGCATCTCGCGCTCGGCCATGATGAGGTTCCGGCTAGGAACGAGGGAATAGGTTTGCATGATCAATTACCTTTTTGTCGATCAAGTTGGTCCAAGTAGGCCCAGTACTCCTCGGGGCTCATGTCCTCGACAGCCTTTGACCTGACGTTGCCGCCAGATCGGCCTGAGGGAATGGCCGCCGCAGAGCTCAGGCGCTGCGTTCTTTGCGACGCCGCTGCTTTCGTGGCTTCGCTATGCAGGTCAAGAAGTCGAATCGCGTCTTGCGGGCTGTCGCTCGCCGCAAGCAGCTGGACCTCGCGGGCCTGCCTTTGTAGCCAACCAACGAATTCAGGCGTCCTCACACGATCCTGCCAACCCGGGTGCCGTACCTCGACCGCCATCTCATGGCGGAGCTTCGCGATCTCATCCGGGCTGACACCCGGCTGAGCCTGAGCAGGCTGCTGAGACTGCTGGAGTTTTTGCTCCAACGCACTCAGTCGCTCGTTCAGCGCTGACTCCATCGCATCGGCGAACTCGGGATAGTCCGCCTTCAGTCGTGCCATTGCTTCAGGGTTGCTCTGCGCTGCGCGGATCTCTCCGGCAGTGGGTGCATCGCCGCCCTTGGATGTGACCTGTTGGGCCGTCGCAAGCTGTTGCTTGAGTTGGCTCCCCAAGCCACCGATGTGGCCTTCGGCATTGCGCAGACGTTGCGTGACTTGGCCAAGCATGGCCTCAAGTCCGGCGATCTTGTCCATCAGTGCCTGCTCACCCGTTGGCGCTGGCTCGTCACTGCCCTTTGCTGCATCGGCCAGATCGGCGGGTGCTGGGTCAGTGGGCTCGGCCGGGGTGTGCTCGGGTGCTGGCGGATCGGCTGGCTCATCGGAAGGCGGCTGCGCGCGGCCGGATTCCTCAGCGTCCAGTTGATCCCAGATCTTCCGTGCTTCGTCTTGCGGGTTGATAGTTTCCTGTGCAGTTGTCATTTCGGTGGTCGTCTCACTTTTGGCCATCACTGGCCGGGGTCGCCGACGCTTTGAGCAAGCTCGTCAGGGTCGACTGCGGGACTCAGGCTCGCCTCTTCGGCAAGGCTGAGAATCTTTGACAGCTCACTGATCCCACCTCGAATCAGGGCTGTTTGTTCAGGGCCATACGACGGGTTGTCGTTCAGCTTTCGGAGCTCATCGATGCGGTCACCGATGTGCTGCGAAAGCCGCTTCCATGTCGAAGAGCGGAAGTCCTCTGGTCTCAATCACGTCCCCAAAACAAAAGGGGCACCCGGTGAGGGGCGCCCCAAAATGGCAATTCAAGAAGAAAGGTGGGCAACTGCGAACACACTTACCCGGGACGAACTATAGCATTGTGATAAGCCCGTTGCAATAGGTCAGATTCCAGACCCTTGGCGGGCCTTGATCGCGGCCTCTGCGTTGAACAGCTGGCGCTCGTTGTCGAGCTTCAGCAGCTCCAGCCGCTCCTTGCGGGCAAGCTCCTCGCGCGTCAGCTGGCCGTCGGCCTCCATCTTGGCGATCGCGATCTCGCGCTCGAACTGGCGGTCGATCATTGCCTGCTCGGACTCAGCCCGCTCACGCTCGACCTGATACGCCGTGTTCTGCTGCTTGGTCTGCATGTCCATCTGTGTGAGCTGCGCCTCGAGCTGCATAGCCTCCTTGCGAGCCTCGAGGTCCATCTGCTTGGCCTGCAGGTTCATCTGGGCCACAGCGATGCGCGGATCTTGCGGCGCGCCCTGCTGAGCCTGCGCAGCCATCTCCTGCTTGACCTCGTCCTCGGGCTTCATCAGCTCTTCGGGGTTGACCTTGAAGGCCTTGAGGATCGACTTGAGCTCCTCGCGCTCGCGCAGGTGCGGGATGTAGCGCGGGTTGTTTGTGATGTTGGCCAGATTGAGCAGC